GCTTTAATACGAGTAAGATCTTCATCAGTTGAATAGTACATATCCATGTCTGACTTAAGAGGCTTTGTCATACCATCAAATGGATCGTATTTCCAATTACGTTTATCCATATCCTGCTGCGTCATCTTACCATTATAGTATAACCACTTGTCCTTTTTTATGGACTCATGTTCGATTTCTTTTCTTTTCAATTGCAGCTTCGCCATCGAAAAGAGTTCAAGGTATTTCGCGTGTAATTTTGAAGACTTAATCGTTTCTTCATCGAGGCAAACATCGTCAATTACGACGTCCTCTTTCCACATTTTAAGGATTTGTTCCAAATTCATATTTTATTTAATAATCACAAATTCATCATAACGGAACGAAACATCAGACTGTAGGTATTCTACATCCGTTGATTGAGTATTGAACTCAACTCCGCTTAACGAGATAGGAAAGGCATTTTTAAATTGGAATTGTTTGTTTACAACATTGTGTGCAGACATGACAGATAGAATCATATCGGCCTTTTCAGTTTTCTCTGTATTCGCCTTTAACCAATTAAACATTTCGCTATAGTTGTTCATATCTTCGTCAATAATAAATCTAAGATTCAATTGCCCGAATTGGCGAGTTTCACCCGGCTGATAACTAATAGCATTTCGAAATGGAACAGAAATTTCACCAGTCGAAATGTCTGGCAAATTAAACGTCGTTAAAAAGTATTCTGTATTCCCATACTTTTCAAGATTAATAGTAAGCTTAAAACCAATTGGCGTAAGATAATTAATATTGGTCGTTAAATTTTTCTTTACTGTTGTAGCCATAATATTATTTATAAAAAAAGGGGGTCCCCTTTCGGGGACCCCCAAGACTAAGAGTTTAAATCTTAGGTATTGTCATTGTTAATGTTATTAACGTTGAAGGTCTGATAGTAGACGTTAGTCTTATTGAGACCAGGTGAGTTGAACACTTCGTTCAGCGGGTTTTGCACAAGACCGTAACGTGTCTTGAAGGCAATCTTCGGTTGGAAGCTGTTCTCACCAACGGCACGGACCATAGTAAGAGGAACGTATGGGCAGTAGAACAGACCAGCGTCGTATGCAGAAGCACCTTTATAACCAACGGTAGCGTAATCGTTACCAGCATAAGGGTCAACATAAACCTTAAGGCGGCCATTCAGAGTACCAGCGAATGTGTTACCAAGGGCATCAACACTCAGTTCACCTTCACCACCGAATACAAGTTTACCAGCGGCAGCAAGGGCAGAAGCAACGTTGCTGGAGCAGATAACGAAGTTACCTTTTCCGCGACGAGTTTCAGTTGCAATCTTGTTAGCAGCTTGTTCGATGTGGAAGATAAGCGACTGGAATTTTTCTTGCAACCAACGGCCATCGGCGTCAGAGGCAAGGTCAAACTTACCGGCAGCAGCTGCTGCACCTTGGAAGCTCTTACCAGTGGTCACAATCTCGCGAATAACTTCACGGTTGATTTCACCAAGAATTTCACCGGAAAGGATGTTAGCAAGCTCGGACTCAGCGTCAAGGCCGTGAACAGCCTTAAGGTCTTGAGCAAGCTCCATTGAGTACTCAGCCTTAAGTTGACGTGTCTTAGCAGTAACAGTTGCCTTTTCGATGGTGAAACCCATTTCAGCAAGTGAAGTTTCAACTTCAGCAGTTCCGGTAGCGATACCAGTACCAGTTGAACCTGTTGCTTCACCGAAGTGACCAGGGGAATCAAGAAGCTGACCAGCGTGAGTACCTGTACCAGAGAAGTCTGTGTCAGGCTCATTCTTGAATGCTTCAGTATCGGTAGTAACGATTGCTGTACCATCACCGAAACGTGGCTTCATTGCAAAGATAAGACCGGTTGGTCCGCTCATTGGTTGAACGCCAGCAACATCATAAGCGATGAGGTTTGGCATTGCACGACGTACAAGAGAAATAAGCACTGGATCAGGAGTCGTAATAGAACCTGTATTTTGTTGTGCATCCTCTGTAAGAGTGAAGGATGAGTGAGCGGCTTCTTGGCGAAGTGCAACTTCGGTATTTTCAAGAAGCTTGGCAGTCACTGCCTTCTTATAGCTATCACTGATAGCAGGAGCATCCGCGTGATCAAGCACTGGAGCCCACTTACTTAGTTCTTTTTCTGCGTTTAGCATAATAGTTTTTTCTAGTTGTTTTGGGTTAGTCTTTGAAACGTGAAAGGGCAGAGGTGTACTTTTGCATATCCGAAGATAATTTAGCATTAGGATCACCAGCACCTTCTACGATGGTTTGGGTTTGTGTTGAACTTTTAGTTTCAACGTTTGGAGTTTCTTCCTTATTGGAATCGGAAAAGAAGTTTTCCTTAATTGTAGCAACTTTATCTGCAAAGGTATCAGCATCGACAAATTCGATTTCTTCAACCATTGAAGCAAGTTTTGCACTTTCTGTAGTTGCCAAATCAGACGATGCTTCAGTAATAACCTTTTCCTTTTCAAGAGAAACGACTTTCTCCGAAAGAATAATGTTACTTTCTTGTGCATCAGCCAAAGATTCATTTGCCGAAGAAAGGTCTTCGGAAAGTTCATCAACCAAATTCCTCTTGCCTTCAGGAACTTCAATGTAATGTTCTGTGAACACACCTTGAAGTGCAGACATGAAGTCTTCGGTAATCTCTGTACGAAGTTTGTTATCAACAAACTCTTGGTTTTCTTCAATCCAAGTTTCAACAACGTAAGAAAGATAATCGTCGATCTTAGTCACAAGTTTTTCACGAATGTATTCAACTTCTTCCTTTAGATCTTCGTTATACTGTTCTTCGAGTTCTTCTTTAATTGAAGTTACACGGTTTGCCAAAGCAGCTTCGAATAGAGTAGCGGCTTTTGATTTGAAGTCTTCGGTGAGGTTTTGTTCAGCATCAACAAGCACTGAAAGATCTTCTTCAAGCGCATTTGCACCTTCTTCAGTACTTTCATTGCAATGTGATGCCATGATGTTTTTATAAGAAGCTGTAAGCTCGTCCTTTTTCATGGCCTTAAGTTGACCATACATGGCGTTGATCATGTCAGCCTTAGTTTTAGGCATGTCAGAATCTTCTTCATGTTCGCCTTCTGCTATAGGATTGATTGCCTTATAAGCAGAAACCAATTGGGACTTTTTCATGCCTTTTAACGCATCAAAACTGGCGGAAAGAATACCACCCTTTGTTTTGTCTTCAGGCATTTCAACTTCATCTTCTTCCTCTTCTTCGACTTCATCTTCATGAGCATCCTCTTCGACTTCATCTTCATGAGCATCCTCTTCGACTTCGTCTTCTTCTTCATGGGCACCCTCTTCGATGTCTTCTTCTTCATCTTCGTGAGCACCCTCTTTAACTTCGTCTTCGTCTTCTTCGACTTCATCTTCGTGGGCACCCTCTTTGACTTCATCTTCGTCTTCGTGAGCATCCTCTTCGACTTCGTCTTCTTTTTCGTCTTCCTCGTTCTTCTTAGCTTCGCCAAGGAGAACATCTAAGATTGAATCAGACAGATCTTGTGTTGTCTCAGAAACTTCTTCAGGTGTATCCTGTTCAAGCTCCTGATTCTCAACGAGATCAATCTCTTCAATATCTTCGACAGTTTGTTTTTCGTCTAACATATTAATTGTTTTGAATTAGAGTTTGGAGAGGAAATCACTAAAGATCCGTTCCTGTGCTTCACTGATCCGCCCAAGTGGAACCTTTTTAATTTCAGTCTCATATTCTTCAATTTGCTGAGATTTTAAAATGCCATTTTCCCAAACCCATTCAACTCCTTCCATGATACCTTCAACGAAGGCACTAGGAGCAGAGGGGTCTTGAACAATGTCGACAGTTGAAAGAATAAAATCATCTTTCACAAATGTCTTTGCATTTCGATTCTCAACAGTACCCATACCACGACTTGAGACACCTAACTTACACCCACCATCAACGAGACCTTTCACAATTTTGCCCATCGGTGTGTCAAGAATAAGTGCCTTTCCAACAACATCATTACCTTGCCACTTAAGCTCGGTAATTCTGTGTGAAACTTTATCTAAGTTAATTGTAGGACCATCAGGGTGATTTAATTCACCAACTGCTCTTCCCGTTTTAACTTGTTCTTTAACATACTTATCACATGCGCTTTCAAGAACGCCTTTTGGATAAATTCGCTTATTGCGATTTTCCTTTTCTGCTTGCATAAAGACACCTTCAATATAGACGTCCTTCTTACCGTTCTTTTCTTCGGTAATATATTCAAGCGATTCTAAGTGTTCTGTGATAAGTTTCATTTTTCTTTAGATCTATTGTAAATGTCTGAGGTTAAACCGACCTTTCTTACTTCCAAAGCGGTTTTCAATTTACTATCGATCGCGTCTTTAAAATTTTTAGAAGCCTGAATAGGCTTATTTTGAACTATGCTTGAAAATACTTTTTCTGCGTCTTCTTTCATATTCTAATATATTTATAATAATTTAATTTTTAACTTCACTCTGAAGGAGAGTCGTTTGGCGCAACGTAGGTAACGCTACCATCTGCATTAGTCACAAACACTTCAGGGTTGTGTGCGGTCAAACCATCAGCTTGACCAAGAGAATCGAGCGCGGTGTAAAGAGTATTGTAAACAGTAATTGCTTCAACTGCCTGTGTACCAAGAACATCAAGAATTGCTTGTTCTTCGCCTTCAGTAGTAACAAGTGAATAAGCGTTTTTTGCTTGTGCACGCAAAAAGCTAACTGTCTGCTCGTTGATTTCTTCAATCCGAACAGCGACTTGAGTTGATTTAGGTATTAGTGCCATGATTGTATTTATGTTAATTAGTTGTCAGGTGTATAAA